CCAGAGCACCCGTAAAACTATGAAAGATACCGCTTAACTCAGTTTTTTTATATATATTTTTAAACCATTTTAATTATATTAATAACTTAAAAATTTAATAAAGTCAATATTTATTTTTTATATAAAAATAAAAAAGTTATAAAAACATTCTATTTTTCTAGCTTTTCAAAAGATAAAAAATATATAAAAAAAGAGGAGAAAAAAATTCTCCTCTTGTTTATTCTTGTGATAATTATTTTATTTCTTTATTTTTTAAATAATTTCTAATTTTAAAATCATTGTTTCTTCTTTAGGGTCTAATATTACACAAATTGTTAATTTATAAGTTTTTAAATAATCATATTTTTCTAATTTGGTTATATCAGTTATGATATACTCTTCTCTTAAAGTTTCATCTTTCACATACATTCCTGTTTTTTTGATAGTAAAATCTTTGAATTCTTTTTCTAATTCTATATTCAATCCTGCAAATAATGAAGCATAATAAAATTGTGCCAAACCTTTATTGTTTATATTTTTATGATTAAATTCTGGCGTTTTATATCTTGCAACTTTAAAATAAATGATATTTTTTTTATCATAAAAATTATTAATCATATTTTCTATTTTAGGATTTTTATTTTTCAAAAAAGAATCCAAAAAAAAGTTAAATTTTTCTTTTTCTTCATCAAATAAATTTTCGAAAATGACTTCATCTACTGCTTGCTCCTCTCTACATTCTGGAACAGCCAAAGGTTTCATTGATATATCTTCAGGCATTTTTATTTCATAGTCATATACTCCTTTTGTATAATTATCGTTCTTCTCTTTTTCTTTTTGTTCTCTTTTTTCTTTTTCCCATTTTCTTATTTTACTTTCTTGTATTTGGTCATGAATAAACGACCATACAAAAGCTATCACTAAAATAAAAATAGCTCCAACAATCGTTTCTCCTACTAAATAAATCAAATCATTTAAACTTCTTATCATATCCCCGCCTTTATATATAACCGTTATTGTTTTAAAAATTTAATAGCATCTAACATATGATTTAATTTTTTATTCTCTTCTTTTAATCTTTTTACCTCTTCTATCATTTCTGGGCTCATTCTATCGAAGTTCCAAGCTTCCCATGCTTCATTAGTTTCTTTCTCATTCAATTTTAAAAACTCTATTATTTTTTGCCAAGTTTCATATTTAGCAGTCTTTTTCCCATTTCTCATATAACTTAAATATACTTGGCTTATTCCTGCATACTCTGCCATATCTTTTAAATTTACATTTTTAGCAACTGAATATTTTTTTAAAAAAATCTCTGTATTAGTCATCATAACACCTCGTTTTTACACTTTTTTATTTATATTATAGCACAAGCTATTAAATTTAGTAAATAACCTAGTTTTTATTTTTAAACTTTTTTATTTAAAAAACTATTGACAAATTAAAAAAAATTCTATATAATTCAATTAAAAAATTAAACTAAAAGGTTTAAAAAAATAAACCTTTAAATTTATAGGAGTTGGTAATATGAAAAAATTATTAAATTATTTAGGGTGCAGAAGTAAACAAGACTTAATATATCAATTTAAAAATAGTGATTCCGAAGAGATAGCAGAGTTGAGAATGGCTTTTGAATTAATAGCAGAGGATAGAGTAATGGATGATGAAATAAGATTAAAAGATAAGAAAAGTTTACTTGATTTTCTTAAATTCAAAGTAGGTTTTAAAGAAAGAGAAGAGTTTGTAGTAATTTTCTTAAATAATTACAACGTAATGACAGGATATGAAGTATTATTCACAGGAACAATAGATAAAAGTGCTGTATATCCAAGAGAGATAGCAGAAAGAGTTTTTAAATATAAAGCTAAGGGAGTAATATTTGCACATAATCATCCAAGCGGAAATTTAAGACCAAGTAAGCAAGATATTCAAATAACAGAACATATGCAAGAGTTCCTGGAAATGATAGATGTAAAACTTCTTGAGCATATAATTATCACAAAAGATGGACATTTTAGTTTTTTACAAGAGGGAATAATTTAAGTTTTTATAGGTTCCCCAAGAGCCTTGGGGTACTTATTAAAAACTTAAAAGGGGGCGGTCAATATGACTGATGAGCAAATTAGATTTTTTATAAAAGATTATATTTTACCAGAGATCAGAAAATACAAATCTGAAAGTATAGAAGTATTTTACAAAGAAAAAAATGGTGTCTATACAGTTAGTATAGATGGCAAAGAATTTAAAGATTCTGATATTAAATCTTGCCTAGAAGAAGCAAGAGGATATTTTAAGGGGTGGTTCTAATGTCACAAGATATAGAATTTATAAACTGGATAAAAGAAAATATAGGAGTTTTAAAAATGGAGCTTATAAAAGGAAGTTGGATAGCAACCGCTGGAGAGTTCCAAGGATTTGGTAAAGATATGTCAGAAGCATTAGCAAATTTAGTATTAAACAATCAAAAGGGGGAATAATTATGTTAGATAAAGATTTATTAAAAAGTTTTGAAAATTTAGAAAAACTTCAAGAAGATGGAGTGATAGAGTATTACAAATTTAACTCTAAAGAATGGGATTTTACAATAGTTACAGAGTATGGAGAAAAAGTTATAAATATCTATGAAACTGATGAGGAAAGTATATCGGAGTTTATAGATAAAATGGAAAAAGAAGTTGAGGAAGCTTTCCAAGATAAAAAAAGAGAAGAGCAAGACAGAGAAGCAGCTTACTGGGCAGTCCAAGGGGTTAGATATTAATGATAGCTTGGATAAAACATATATTAAAATTCAAAATTAAATATAGCAAAATGTAGGGGGAATTAGAATGTTAGCAGTAATGGAGAATTTAAAAGAAAAATACAGTATTAAAAATTTAGCTTGGGAGATAAAAAACAATATAGTTTTCTTTAGTGGAATATTTAGAAAAACTAGAGTTGCTGGATATGTAGGAGAGAAAGCTATAACTTGGGATATTAATTTAAAATTTAATGAAATTAGAATAATGAATGAAGATATAGAGCAGGAGTTAGAAAAATTTTTCAAAATGCTTGAGAACATTGTTAATAAATAATTTAGTTTTTATAGGTTCCCCAAGAGCCTTGGGGGACTTGTTAAAAACTAAAAAGGGAGTTGGTATTATGCCAGAATATTTAATGACAGATGAGGAGCTAGAAGCACTAGCAGAACAAATTTTTATTGAAAATCTTATTGAAGAGGGGGTTCTAGTATGGTAAATCAAATGAGTATTTATGACATACCAAAGCATAATGGAATAACAGTATTCAAGGGAGATACTACAAATAGAGGGGAATGGTTAAAGCACCGTGTAATCGGTGCCTCTTCTATCCATAATCTTGTAGAAGTTGACAGATATAGAAAAGGTTGGATAGATAAAAAACCAGAATATTCAAGTCCTTGGTTATTGTATAAAAGTTTAAAAGGAGAATACGAACCTCAATTCAGTGAAATAACTCAAGATAAATTAGAGTTTGGACATTTTGCAGAAGATTTTATAAGAGCTAAATTTCCAGAAAAAGCAAAATTTAAAGTTTATGAAGTTATTCCAGGAGATGAAGTTATAAAGCATAAAGAATATGATTTCGCAACTTGTACCCCAGATGGCTGGGTTTCAACTGATGAGGGTTGGTTCCCTATGGAGTGTAAAACTGGAGATAGTTTCCAATGGGATAAATGGAGTGGGGACACTGTACCAGATGAATATTATAGTCAATGCCAATGGATTTTAGAAGTTACAGGAAAAGAAAAAATGTATATACTTGGTTGGATAAACAACAGATTTACCAAAGTTTTTACAGTAGTTAAAGACCAAGAGTTCATAGACTATATGTTTTCTTTAGCTAAAGAGTTTTGGAAGAAATTCCAAAATAATATAGAACCAGAATTGATAGGAAATAAAGCAGAAGCTGAAGCACTTGGAATGGCTTATGAGATTCCAAAAGAAACTACTGAAAAAATAAAGTCAGAACTAGCACTTAACCTAGCTGATGAGCTACTTAACTCAATGCTAGAATTAAAAGAAATTGAAGAGAAAGCAAAACCAAAAGCTGATAGTATAAAACTTATGATAAAAAAAGAAATGCTAGAAAAAGGTGTTACACTTATGGAACTTGGAAACGGACTTATAGCAAAATTAAATAAACGTGGAGCTTTAACAATAGGAGGATAATATGGAAGTAATAGCTAAAAACAATATGATGGGAAAGAAACAGGTTTCAGAGATGAAGCCTGTTAAAGAGATAAAGGCAGAACAAATGGAAATGGGGATTGAAAGTAGATTACTTGAGGAAGTAAAGGCAGCAGTATTTTTAGCAAAACAATTTCCTAGAGATGAAATAAAAGCAGAAAATAAAATACTAGAGCTATGTAAAAGAAAGAATTTTGCTGATACTGCCTTATATTCATTTCCTAGAGGTGGAGAAGTTGTGCAAGGTTTAACTATAAGATTTGCTGAAGCAGTTGCAAGAGCTTGGGGTAATATTCAATACTCGGTAATAGAATTAGATACAGATGATGGAAAATCTACAATGTTAGCTTATGCCTGGGACGTTGAAAACAATATCAAAACTACAAAGCAATTTGATGTATCTATGAAAAGATATACAAAAAAAGGTGCTTATGTTTTAACAGATATGAGGGACCAATACGAGATGAAAGCAAGTTATGGAGCTAGATTTTTAAGAGGTTGTATCTTGAATTTAATACCTAATTATATTTTAGATTCCTGCATAGAAGAGATAAAAACAACTATGGAAAGAGAGATTGAAAGCATAGAGGATATTTCACAAGCTAAAGAACAGATATTAATTTTCTTGGAAAATAAATTAAATCTTTCTAAGCAAGAACTAGAAAATTTTTTAAACTGTCCATATGAGAGCTGGACTTCTAGCCATCTAGTTAATTTAAAATTAGCTTATAATGGTATTAAAGAGGGGCAATTAAAAATATCTGATTTAAAAGAAGTTACTCCAGTAAGTGATATTACAGAAGAGCAAATCCAAGAGTTATTAAAATTAGATAAACAAGGTATTTTACTTATGGAGTGTAAAAGAAAATATAATAAAGTATTACTTGAAAGATTGAATAATAAAGAATATGAAGAGTTAAAAGAGTTACTAACAAGTAAATAAAAATGGCAGGTTTATTCCTGCCACTTTTATTAAAGAATCTCGAATAACATATGACGATTAAAAAAAGCATCTTATATGGGGTTAAAAATTTGGATACAGTAGTATAATATACTTTTGGGTATAAGTCAATATCTTTTTAAAATTATAATACCACGAAGTTTTGTCAAAAATAAAAAAATCTCTAAAATAGTTTAGAGAGTTTATATATAATATAGTTTATAATAGTTTATAGAGTTTACAGTCCTCTCCAGCTCTTAATTTTAGAGAGCTAGAAACAAGATACTGTGAAGTTTTGTCAGAATAGTGTGAAGTTTTGTCAGAAATAGAGGGGTATAGTGTGAAGTTTTGTCAGCCCATACTGTGAAGTTTTGTCAGAATAGTGTGAAGTTTTGTCAATAGTGTGAAGTTTTGTCAGTTTATTAATAGTGTGAAAAAAAATAAAAAAATGTTGTATAAAAAGAAAATATAAGTTAAAATTATATCAGAGTGAAAAGGGGGTAAGACATGGAAATTAAAAATGAAGTTGTAGAATACTCAAAAGATTTTGCTACCAGCTTCAATGAGTTTGGAAGTTATGAACTTGATTTAATTGTAACTTTAGCTTATGCTGCTAGAAAAAAAATTAAAGACCATATGAATGTAAATACAAATGAGAATGTAAATTTGTTTTTAGACCCTAAAGTCATAAAAAAAATGGTTCAAGGAAATGTAAGTACCAAAAGAATAGAAGAGGCTTTGAAAAACATTTTTAATACAAGTGTTCAAATAAAAAAAGATGGGTACAAGCTGCATAAACACATATTTGAAACTTTGATGTATACAGAAGATAAAACAGAAATTATATTTGAATTAAAAAAAGATTTTATCCCACTTTTTTTTAATTTAAGCAATAATTTTACAAGACATGAATTACTAGAATTTACAGGTTTAAAGGGTAGACATTCCAAGAGGCTCTATCAAATAGTTATGAGTTATAAAAATTTAAAGTCTTGGGAATTTGCACCAGATGAATTTTTAAAAATTTTAAATACTCAATATAGATGGGTAGATGTAGAAACTAAGATAATAAAAAAAGCTGCAGAAGAACTAGCAGAGAAAACTAATATAAAAAATCTAAAAATGGAAAGAGTAAGAACAGGAAAATTTATTACTAAAATAATTTTGAGTTGGGATATAGAGCAAATGGAAGTGCTAGATAAAGATGGAACTGAAACAGAAATAAAAGAGGCTGAAAAAGTTGAATCATTAACATTTGAACAGTTAGAAGATTTGGAAAAAGCTTTAGAAAAAGCTAGAAAAAATAGGTTTATAGAACCTTATTTAACACTTGAAAATGTTGGAAAACTTATGGAGAACTTTCCATATGAGCAATTGAAAAAAGGCTTGATTTCATGTTACAAAAATATCAATATTGAGATTAGAAGTTTTAGTTACATATTTAATCATATTAAGGGGGTAAAATGAAAGTAGTATCATTTATAAATCAAAAGGGTGGAACAGGAAAAACAACAGGGGCAAGGGAAGTCGCTGGAATGTTAGCACTTAATTTTAATAAAAAAATATTGCTGATAGATTGCGACTACCAGCAGAACTTAACACAAAGTTTTATATTTGATGATGAAGAAAAAGACTTATTCAAAGCTTTAAAAGAAAAGTCTTTAGCAAATAATATAATACAAATACATGAACTAAAAATAGTAGAAAATAAAGATACAGGTATTAATGAAGTAGAAAAAGGAAGATATATTTTAGATTTTATCAAAGGTAGTTATGACCTAAGAAACCTAGATTTAACAATGGATAAATGGGACCAAGAAATGATATATTTCAATCTAAAATCAGAGCTTGAAAAATTAGATTATGACTATGTAATATTTGATTGTAGACCTAGTATAGATTCTTTAGAAAGAGCTGTGTTATCTCTTAGCAATTATGTTTTAACTCCAATAATACCACATATATATAGTGTTCAAGGGTTAAATATAATGCTGCAATTTATAGAAGCTTTAAAAGAAAATTTAAACACTCCATTTATACACCTTGGATATTTTAACCAGGTGCCACTTGATAAAGATATTTTAAAAGATATAGAAGAGATTAGAGAGGGGTATTCCAATATTTTAAAAACTCAAATTAGAGATAATGGGAAATTAAAATATTGTGCTAGAGATGGATATTTTATAGGACAATATAGCCCTACAAGTAATGGAGCTAAAGACTTTAAAAATCTTACTAAGGAGTTGTTAGAGATATGGGAAAACCAACAATAAAAAGAAGTAGTTTAGGTATTAGAAATATAACTAAACCAGCAACACTACAAGAAACACAAACCACTAAAGAATTAGTAACAACTGAACTTTTATTTGATTATTCAGTATTGGAAAACTTTTCCCAAGATGATGTAAGAGAACTGATAAATATAGAGAAAAAAATAATTACAAATAAAAAAGAAGTTGGGAAATTAGCAATAGAAACAGGTAGAATGTTAGATGAAGCTAGAGGACTTTTTGATAGATACTCTGAAAATCCTCAAAGTTATATGGAATGGTACCAAGCTTTAGGATTCAATAAAGATCAAGTGTCATTACTAAGAGGAAGATATAAACTATCTTTAGAATATCCAGAAAGTAAAATTATACAGACTTTATCAGACGCAGAGATTAAGCAAATAACAAACAAAAAAGCACCAAGTGATGTTATAGCAAGAGTGGTAAATGGTGAAATAAGAACAGCTCAAGGGATAAAAAAAGCTATTTCGAGAGCTCTCGAAATAGAAGATGCCGAGATAGTAGAGGAATCTGAAAAAGATAAGCTGGTATCCAGACTATCGGAGGTAGAGGCGAAAATCAGAAAATTAGAGGAAGAGTTGAAAGAGTTGAAAACTGTTAAGGCTGAACTAAAAGAAAAGATAAAGGGGTTGAGCTAATGAAATTAAAGGATTTATTAAAAGGAAATAGAGAAAACATTCAAAGTATAACTATAACAAATGGGTTGATAACATATTTTAAAAATGATGTAGAAGTTTTAGATATTATAGACATACAAGATGGATATAAAATTATTGTTGGAGATATTACTTTAAAATTAGATGAGTTCCAAGCAAATACAGAAAGTTATTACAGTACAGATAAAATATTTTATTTTGACTTAATTGATTTTAAGGTTGATTTAAAATTAAAATAGAGCCTTTAAAATCGTTTTTAAGAGGTTTAAAAAAGAGAGGTATATATTTACCTCTCTTTTTGTTTTGACCTACCCTATTCTAAGGCTCATAAGCTCACATTTTATTTTTTCTTATACTCTTGATATTGAACTAATACTTTTTTTATTTTCTCTGGAATAGGCACTCCACAGATACTTGCATTTTCTAATATAGAAAGTCCCTCATTTGAAATAAAAACTCCTATTGTTAAAGTCTTTATTCCTAATTTACTACCAAGTAGTATGTCCAGATGATAAGCTAATACTATAACTAGAATTATCATAACCTTTTTTAACATTCCTATTATACCTAGTTTACTATTAGCAGTACAAGTAATATAAGCTTTGATAACTCCAGATATATAATCAACTGCCATAAGTATAAGTAATATTCTTAAAGCTTCATCTTGCCCACCTGTAATCATAAAGATAAAGGCTACTAAACTTCCTATTCCTATTGCTACACAATTACTTAAAATTTTTATTACATCAACCAACAACCAAAAGAAATCTGTTGCTATTCTAGTAAAATCTCCCATTAATTTCCTCCTATCATATAGTCTAGTATCTTTTCGAAAATGTTGTAAAACCAAGGTGTTATTTGTAAATTTAAGATATTATCTAATATAAGCAATAAAAGTATTATCATAAAGGCAGTACCAAGGTAATAGTTAAAACTTGTTAGTTTTTGCTTTTCTATCTCTTGGTCTACCTCGGCATTTCTAGTCCTTTTAAAGATTATACCTAGAGTATCTTTTATAACTTCTATTACTGAACCTATAATATTCAAGTTATCACTTCCCTTAATCTTCCATCAACTCAAAATGTCCTCCATCAAATGAGCCTCTTGCTATCTCATCATCATATTTGCCATTCATATTCCAATCTCCACCCCATCTAACTTTAATACCAAGTTTTTCAGCCTCTTCTTTTAGTACATCAGCAACTTTTTTAAATCCCTCTAAGTCGTTCCAATCTTTAAATGGGTATGGAATAAAATCAAAAGCATATGATTTAGGTTTTTTACAATGCTTACTTTTGTTTGTCCAGCTAGTTCCCTTAGTTTGATTTTCCTTTGCCTCTTCCTCTGTTCTAGCTCCATCTATTATAGAGAAGTCTATTCTTTTTATAGCTTGGCTTGCTATTAATATTAATCTATCATCACACTCTTCTAAGTGTTTTAAACTTCTTTCACTAAATTTATACATACTATCAACCCCTTATTTTCTAAATAGATACTTGTGATGTTTCAAGTTTTTTTAATTCTTCAATAAAATCATCTATAGTTAAGTCTATTCTATCTTTAGTTTTTAACTTGTCAGCAACAACATAGCATTTAACAACAAAGTCTAAGCATTGTAATGCTAAAGAATTAAACTCTTCTATAGTTAATAATAGACTATCAGAGCCATCATCATTAAATGACCAAGGAACATTTGTTATAGCCTGTCTAACATTATTAGCTATCATAATTCCAGACCCAGTTGAAGATAACATAAGTAACTTTCTACTATCTAAGGTTTGTATGTGAGATTCTTCTCTTATAGTTACTTCACAACCTTTAGCAAGGACTTGCATTAGGAGTTCATCTCCTATGTATTTACCTATATAGTCTTTTCTTTCTTCTGAAGTTGCTTTATCTTCGTATATCCAAGTATCATAGTTCCACTCAATTCTTATTCCTTTAGGTTTTTCAACCTTGACTATTTTGTTATCTTCAATTTTTTCTCCCTCTTGAAGTTTACTTCTGTCAATTACCCAATTAGGACTTTCCCATTTGTATTGCCAACTTGGTTGAGGAATTTTCTTAATAGTATCCCCCTCTAATATTTCCCCATCTGTTAGAGTTAAAAGCCCTAAATCTATAAGTTCTTTTTCAGTAGCTTTTCTAACTGTATCTCCCTCAACAATAGGGTGTCCTATTAGAACTGTATTTCCTGTATAAGTAACTACATTTTCATATAGTTCTGATTTTCCTTGTTCTTGTATTTCTTCTTGAGTAAGAACTTTATCTTCTTGCCCTAAACAAAATAGTATTCCTTGTTCTGCTTTTTCTTTATCATAATAAAATACTGTCATTTATACCTCCCTATTTGTAAAACAAAACTTGCAACGAATAATCTCTGTAATTTCTTTCTCCAAAGTTAACATTTATGTAATTTCCAGATATAGTTGTATTAAGTTCTGCTAATTTAGCAGAGCCAGTCATTATCATTTTAAATACTCTTCCATTAGTAATAGTAGCTTCATAACCTGCTATAGTTTTATATCCTGCATTTAAAATACAATAATTCCACCCTCTATATTCTTCTGGTATCAAAAAACTTTTTCCAGTATTACTTGATGTTAAAGTAACTACTGCCCATTTCTTAGCGGTTTTCTCTAAGTTAGATAACCTATCATCTAACCCTTTCATAGTTATTGGAGTAGTAGAAGATTTTCCTTCCAGTGCTGATGTCCTATCATTTAAATTTTTCATAGTGATAGCCATTATACCCTACCCCCTTTTAAATCTTCTATTTCCTTACTCATTTCTTTTACAGCTTCAATAAGTAAAGCTACTATATGTCCATACATAACAGTTAAATAACCATTGTCCTCATTTTTGACCACAACTTCTGGCAATACTTTTTCAATCTCTTGAGCTATAACTCCAGCTTGTCTTTGTACTGTACCTAACATAGTGAATGTGTACCCATTGATTTGATTTACTTTTTTAAGAGCATTAGTTATCTTTGTTATATCAGTTTTTAATCTTCTATCTGAATAAGCCGTAACTTCTCCGTTTGAAACAATAGCTCCTGTTACTGTTAAGTTTCCATTAATAGTACCACCGGATTTTGGAAGTTTTGTATTATCAGCTATTGTAATATTGGCACTACCATCATAACTAACTCCGTTGATAGTTCTAGCAGTTTGTAATTTTGTAGCAGTAGCAGAGTTCCCTGTACAAGCACCAGCACTATCAGCAGTTGTAGCACTCTTTGCTTTATCTTCTTTACCTAATTTACCATCTAATAAATTATTAGTTTCAGTTTTAGTATATACATCTGGTTTGTTTATTAATTTTTCATAATCGGTAGTCCCAGGTTGACCGCTTTGTCCTGGTATCCCTTGTTGACCTCTAGGGGCAGTAAAATCATATGTGCTACCATTAGTTAAAGTCACAGTATAAACATTTCCGCCATCTTCATTAGTATTCTTAAATGTTATACTTTTTACTCCTACTCCATCAACTCCTTTAGGACCTTGAATACCCTGCTCTCCAGTATCTCCTTTAGGACCTTTAGGACCAGTATTTCCAGTTATACCTTGTTCCCCTTTATCTCCCTTAGGTCCTTGAATACCTTGAGGACCTCGAGGACCTTGTGGTCCAGTATCTCCCTTATCTCCTTTAGGACCTTGAATACCCTGCTCTCCAGTATCTCCCTTAGGACCTTGAGGACCTTGTATTCCTTGTTCTCCTTTTGCACCAGGTAAACCTTGAATACCTTGTTCCCCTTGTATTCCTTGTTCTCCTTTAGGACCTTGAGGTCCGATATCTCCTTGTTCTCCTTTAGGACCTTGAGGACCTACAACATTACCTATAATTAATTTCGGCATAATTAAAACCTCCTTATTCTAAAATTTCTAATACTAAATTTCCATCTTCATCTATTGAAAAATTTGGTTGAGTATCATTCTCGTTATAATATACAACTAAGTTTCCATCTTCTATTTGGAATATGTACTGACTATTTATAGGAGTGATTACAGCAGTTCCATTATCTCCTTTATCTCCCTTATCTCCTTTAGGACCTTGTATTCCTTGAGGACCTTGAGGTCCGATATCTCCCTGCTCTCCCTTAGGTCCTTGTTCTCCTTGTATTCCTTGAATGCCTTGTTCGCCTTTTAGTCCTTGAAGTCCTCTTTCTCCTTGAATGCCTTGTTCCCCTTGTATTCCTTGAATACCTTGAGGACCTGTTATTCCTTGAGGACCTTGAGGTCCAACTTCTCCTTGTATTCCTTGCTCTCCTTGAATACCTTGAGGTCCATTTTCCCCTCTTTCTCCTTGGTCTCCTTTATCTCCTTTGAATCCTCTTTCTCCTCTTTCTCCTTTCGGTCCTTCTGGTCCATCATTGCCTTGAATACCTTGAGGACCTCTTCGTGCTAATAATTCTCCTATAATTTCTCCGTCTTCACGGTAGACTGTATAGATGTTTCCTTCTGGTAATTCTTTATTAAAACCAACACTTGCTATTGAGTACCCTCTTTCTCCTTTTAAATCTTGCATATGATAGTCTATATAATCTTGGATTTCTTTTTCTGCTTCTTCTATTTTTTCTTGTGTATATTTATCTAATTTTAAATAACTATCTGTTTTAAGATAATTATCAATAATTTCTTTTAAATCTTTTTCTAATTGAATAACTAGCTCTTTTACTCTATTATCCAAATCTTCAAGTAATATTTTTTTTGTATCTTCATAAATCTTATTGAGCAACTCTTGATATTTCTCAAATAGTGTAGTTACAGGATAAGTAGCTATCCCATCATCTGACATATACCAGATAGAACCTTTTGGTAAATCTGGTAAACCTAATTGTTTGGGTATTCCACTATCTACAAATAATTGAGATTTTATAATTTCTTTTTCTGTTCCAAGTATTGCAGCTTTTATTTTAGTAAACATATTATTTAGATTTTCTGGTGTAATATCTCCTGTACTACTAAAAGTAAAATCTAAATCAAAATAAGGTTCAGACTTAACTATCTTAATATCTGTGTAATCATTCCATATGCCATCTGGGTAGTTAGTAAAATCAATGTTTCCAGCATTGTATGTGTAATAATCTTTAGGTATAAGGAATATAAAAGCTGTGCTAGTTATAGGATTTTGTTTTTTTCCGTAAACTTCACAACTTGTCATTAAGTCTGAAAAGCTAGTAGCATACTGTTGTCTATTCTCTTCTAACTTAAAATACTCTTTTTTAAAATTTAACATTTGCTTAAACACCTCTTTTCTTAATAATAAGTTGTTAGTGGTCCATCAAAACTATCTTTTAGATATATGCTAGCAAATATCATAGCAGTTCTAAATGAATCTGCGTCATCAGAAGCTTTATCATTTGCGTCGTGGTCTGGTATATCTAAGTAACAGTTCATGGACTTGTTATATTTTTTGACATAGCCTCCTAATTGTATAACTCCTATGTTACACTCGTTATTATCTATCTCTACATTGTCAAACTCCTTTCTTATATAGTTGATTTGATTTATTAATGTAGTCATATCATTTTTAGCTAGCTCTGTCTTAGACAGAGTTCTTACATCACTAAAATAATTTAATCTTATGTAGTCACTTCTTTTTGAAGTTGCACTCCATTCCTCGACATCTCCATCATGTGGTAGTACCATAGTAGGCTGCATATAGTACCCATTATCTTTGCACCATTTCTTTATATATTGGCAGCAGTGGTCTGGTCCTTGCCCAGTAACTCTATAATGTTTTATGAATCTAATTCTATTATTGTGAGGGTTTTTTTGAAAAAACCACAATACTGTATGGTCCCTTTTTCCTATATCCCAAGCAACATATAAAGGTTGTTGTGTCCAGAAATGCCCTGTGTATATTTGAGTATATCTTCTACTTACACTATCTAATAACTCTTCATACCTACCATAAAACTTTATCCTTTCATCTTCATAAGCTTTTTTTAGTTGTTCTCCATACCAAGCACCAACTAGATGAGTATTGATTTTACATTCCCACTCTTGAGCGTATGAATCTGGGTCCATAGTAAGAGCTTGTTTTCTAAGTTCTTTATCATTTATTACCCTCTCCCCTTTGTAGTTCAAAGAATCTTTTCCAGATTGAATATCTACATACCACATATCTTTAATTTCTTTATTTTCTGGTTTACTTAGGATAGTGAAGTAATCTATAAAAAGTTTAGTAAACCAATTATATTTACCCCTCGGTGTAGAGATAAATATTACAAAACCGAAGTCGGTATTGTTAATAACCATATCAACTGCAGGTTTCATATATTGATAGAACTTTTCTTTTATAAGTGCTGCCTCTGTGTAAATAACTCCTCTAGCTCCTACTCCTACACTTGCGTCTGGGTTATCTCCTCCACGAAAGAAGATTTTAGCTCCATTAAATAAAGTTACACTCCAATCGGATTTGTTAACTTTAGGTCCTCTTGGATTTGCTAGTATTTCATCTGGTATGAGGTTTTCAAGTAAAGGTAAACCGTTTAAGGTTTTCCCATCTACAACTATTTCTTTTACCTGTCTAAAGTATGGTGCATAGATATAGTAGTTTCCTGGGTGTTGTATTGCAGCTAGTATCATAATGAGTAATGAAATAAAGTCCTTACCATATCTTCTATGAGCCATTAGTGCAAAATACTTTTTCTTATTTTCCAGGACATTGTCCAGAAGTTCTTTCTGTCCTTTGTGTAGATATTTAATAACTTTTTTATAACTGATAGTTACTCTTCTTTTTGCTGCTCTTCCTAAAAAATTCAAAACTCCACCTCCTTACCTGTTTGATAGTTTGAAATTCCATCTTTTAAAAGTTGGAAAATAAAAAAAGGACAACCCTTTTAGGTTGTCCTTTGATTTTTCTGTAAATGGAAAAAGGCAACTCTAAAAGGTTGCCTGATTTTCTTAAAATTATTATATCATTAAATACTAAAAAAGTCTATAAAAAGAAAAAGGCTGGTATAGTTGCAGCTATACCAGCGATGAACATACTAAGTCTTTCGTTCTTCTTAGTAATTAAATTATAACAAAAATAACTAGAAAGTTCAAGATATTTTTGTTATAATAAGTCTAGCCCACCAAGAAAGGGGGTGAACATCATTAAGTCTTTCGTTCTAAGACTAATAATACTGGTTATTCTGTTTTTCTTAGTAAACAGAGTTGCATTATAATTAGTCAAAAAAGGGGAGTGTTGCAGCACTCCTCCTTTTTTATTCTCCTACTATTTTTTCTGCTAAACTATATCCTGTTTTAGACATATTAACATTTGATGTACCTAGTCCTAGTTTTAAAATGTTTGCTCCAGCTTTTTCAAAATCTCCTTTAGATAAATTTTGAGCTATCTGTATAGGTCTTCTTGCTACTGCTGAACCATTAACTAAAGCCCATGAGTTTATTTGAGAATCTAGCACTTCCCAAAATGCACTACCTGGACTATCTATTAAATCATCTATTTTTTCATTGATAGTTGCTATTGGGTCAGTATAAAAATCTAAGTCAGTTACAAGTGCTAGTCCTCCATATAGTCCTGTTACTCCTAAGATATGTTTGAATAATCTTTTTTGCCATATCTTATTACCCCAATCAAAATGCCCATCTACTATATTAGAGGCGTATAAATCTCTTCCCAATCTTCTCCACTGTTCTTGTATAGAAGTTTTGAAGTTTCCCATCAACCTCATAAAATTTCTGTGGATAGGATTTTCAATATTTTCAATGACAGCTCTCATAGAAGCGTTGGTTTCAGTAGGTGAAATATCAGTAACTATTTTGTCATGTAACTTAGTTATTTTTTCAGTAATATTTTTTCTTATTAAGTCAAATTCTTCATTGTATAGAACTCTTCCTAATTGTTTTTCTACTTCTGATTTATTTATAAAATCAAATAAGTCAACTTCATTAAATACACCTAACTCATTAAATTCTGGAATATCTTTTAATTTTTTTATGAAATAAAAGTCTAAATCATCTATACCTACATTTTTAAATAAATTTTTCATATAGGCAGTATTATTTTTAAATAAATCATCTAAGTCTTGAAATTTACTCATATTTCTTAAAATCTCTGCACCCTCAAAAAAAGCTGCAAGTTTCATAACCTTTTGGCTCTCTCCATAAAAATTTAATTTATTAAGTCCTGTGTCTATTCCACTAATTATCTTTTCCCATTTGCTACCATACTTATTTATCCTTTCTGCTATCTCTCCTGTTACATCATCTGCCTTATCCATAATAGAGTTGAAAAATTTTAAAGGTACTGAATATTCAAATCTACTTCCTAAAGCTTTATCATATTTATCAAACATTTCTTTACTTAGATATAGCACTTGTGCAGCCTTTAAAAAATTTTTATAAGTTTCAGTAATACCTGCTGAATTATATAACATAGTGCTAGCCCTTGCCATTGTTGGTGCTTCAAATATAAAGTCCTTTGTAAATTTAAGCCCTGTTAAACTAACTTTATTACTATAACTTAAAAAATTAGTAATAGCTTTGTCTGCTATTGTTTTTGGTGGTTTTGTAATTCTTCCTAAATCCATTCCTATTCTATCATCTATTTTTTTCTCAATGGCTCTAACTAAAGTTTTATAAGTATCATTTGCAGTTTTTCTTTGAGTTTCATTCAAGATTCTTTCTATACCATTCATTCCATGTCCTGGTAAATTATCTTTAATGGCTTTAGCTACTGAAATTTCTCTTATAAATCTTCTAATAGCTGTTCTATCAGAAGTCTTATTTTTATTTACAAGTCTTGTTAGATTTTTTCTTTTTATAATTTTTTCTCCATTAATAAAGTCATCAAATCTACCAAATCTATGAAGATGTCCTCCAAGAAATTTATTTTTGTAACTTCCTTTCTTACTCATCATATCCATAGTATAAAAATATTTTGCATTATTTTTTCTACTTTCTAGTATATTTTGAGCTATAAGGTTAGTATCTACCTCTTTGTAAAAGTCTGATTTTTCAATAAATTCTTTTATTTGTGGTATTCCCTCAAGTTTATATTTTTTAACAAGTGCTTTCTTATCTGATGAACTCATGCACTCGTTAGCTTTAGCCATTAATTTTATAATTTTTTCTTTAGGAGCTTTATTCTTTCCTTTAAGATTATTAATTAAAGTTTCTGGTGCTGATTCAAAGAACTCTAAATTATCTTCTGCAAAAGCATTTCTTATAGTAAGCAATCTTTCTGGGATATTAAGTTCTACTAAATCATCATAACTCAAATCTCCTCTTATAAATTTATCTAAATCAACCTTTTTATCATCTCCTAGATACTTCAATATATCTTCTTGTCTTATATATTTTTCTGCACTTAGGTTATGGTCAAACATAAAATTATTGACAATGTCATCTACTGTTATCTCATAACCATTTGTCAATTCTTTCATAGTGCTATAAAATTCTTCTCTTAATCTTAGTATCTCTGGTTCAAGCTCTTTTAAGCTATCTGGTAAACTTTTATAATTCCATCTAAATAGATAATGAGTTAGATTTTCTCCATTCTCTTCAAATAAACTTATTAATTTATCTGGATTCAATTTCTCGCCTTTATAAGTTATATTGAAAGCATTAGTTAGCATACCTTCCATTTGTTGCTTAGTTTTCTCGTATGGAATAAATAAATTTGTTTCAAGATATTCACTCATAAGTGATGAAGCTTGTCCAACGTCTTTAGCTTTCCAAAATATTTCTGGTATATCATTTTTCCACTTAGCATACTTACTAAAACTTTTTCTAAGTTCTGCTATTTTTTTACCTGGGTCTTTTATTCCTTTTACAGAATCAATCATATTTGAAAATGCTACTATGTCTTCAGTTCCTGTATTTTTAGGTAATTGTAAATCAAGTAATTCTACAGTTTCAGAATTTATTTTACCATCTTTTAACATGTTATTTATTTTGTCATTTATTATATAACTAATCTCAAAATTTACATCTGGATATTTAGAAAAATGTCCTTTTGTCATATCTTCTATAGCTTCTCCAAATGTCATATCTGCTATATCTTTTTTTTGAAATTTTATACTCTTAAATCCTGGAGCTTGGTATTTGTCTATTGCGTGTTCTATTTCATGCCTTAAAGTACCTAGTTTTAAATCTAAATCATCTTTCATCATTAATGGATTTAAACTTATTTTTATTTCTCTTTGGTTACTTGAATTTATCCTACTTCTAGTAACTCCATAAACACTTGTAAATTGCTCTTCAGTTTCTCCTAAATATTCAAAATCTATTTTATATTTTTTCTTATAAAATTCAGCCATTTCTTCTGGAGTGTTTATATTATATTTTTTTCTAGCTATTTCTCCTGCTTTTTTTATTATTTTTTCATGTACATCTCTTATTTGTGTCTTGTCAACTACACTATCAAGACCTAGTTCTTTATAAACTATTTTTTTTACTTCTTCAACACTAATAGGTTTTATTGGCTCTGGAGTTCCATTCATATCATCTACTATATTAGTTACTTTTCTTTGAGGTGTTATATTTTTTTGTGTTCCTGGTGCTGCATTAACATCAAGCTCGTATGTATCTCCTAAATATCCATATTGCTCTGTAAGTCTATAATCTCCATAATATTTCTTACCATCTATTTCATATTCAAAGTTGATATGGGCATCTCCCTTTAACCATTTTTTTCTAGTAATTGGAGTTCCATGTTCTGTAATATGTACTAAGTCTTGATATGGTGTTTTCTCAATAGCTCCTCTTACATACTTAACATTTGCACCTGGTGGAATAATTCCATCTTTTTCAAGATTTGCTTGTAATGTTCCTGTTGGAAAATCTCTATAATTATGCTTTATTTTTCTTTTTTTTCTTTCAAAAGTTTCATTATCAACTATATGATGTTGTACTTTCATATCTTCAAATAAAGGTTCATAGCCACTATCATTGCCATTAAGATTTTTATCAACCTCTTCCATCATTCCTGGAACATCAACTCTTACATCAGTTATCTTGTCTGGGTTAGTCAAGTCTAAAAAGAACTCAAAAGCTTTCTTTTCTCCCTCTCCAAGCTTTCCACTATCAATATATTCTTTTGCTAAATTTCTTATAAGAATCGGATTTTCATTTAAAATTTTATTGAAGTCAGCTCCGTTTTGAATAAAGTCTATATCTGGGTCATCTATCATTTTCAAGACAATAGACCTAGCATATAAGTCAGCTTGAAATTTATTAACATCATTTATATATAAATGCTTAAATAAAAATCTTTCACTACCTTGTGAGCCTTTATATTCATTTATAATACCTAGATTATCTTTTATTCCTACTGTATTTTCTAAATCTTTTATAGTCATATCTCCATTATTTAATATAGAGCTTTCTTGTATTTTTTTATCAGCCTCTGAAAATAGATCTATTATTATTTCTTGGGATTTCTTTTTTCTTGCTATATTATCAAACTTAGTTTCTATTTTATTAGCTACCTTACCTATTCCCATTCCTAGACCAGCAAATAAAAGTCCTGCACCAGCTCCACCAACTCCAGAATAAATAATCTCATCAAGTTCTGGAGTTCTACCCTCTGATATATAAACATCTGCACTTTCTTGCACCATATTTTCTATACCATTTAAAACTGCCGTTGTTCCAAGTCTACCAGCCACAGAAGTAGCTCCTATATATCCTGCAACATATGGAGTTAAAAGATTAGTTCCAAGTAACACAGGGAGTTGTCTTACATCAGTAGCAACTCTTAAACTCTCTGCTCCTGCACTCATAGCCCACTTTTGAGTTATATTGGGTTCTAATTCTATTTTTTTTCTAAAGCTATCTTTAAAGTTACTTGCAAAATCTTTATATTTTATATGGTTTTCCTCTGCTGTTTTTAAAAAATCTATAGGTTTTGTTTCTCCTGTTGCACTTTTATATGCAGCTCCTAACCAACTATAGTAAGTTGATTTTGCAATATTTTTAGAACTAGATAATATATCTCCTATAATTTCTAATTGTGGTATATCATAAGATACTTTATTACCTACAACGTTGAATTTTTCTATATTTTCTTTGTTAGCCTCATAATATTCTTTATTTATTTTAATTACATCATCATTACCCTCTAAAGATAATTTATTACCATAAGTTACAAGTCCTGCCATTATTCCTCCTTAATAAACTCTTCTACATCAAATACTGCATATCCGTTATCAGTAAATACAGGTTGCCCGCCATAGAAAAGTCTTACCTTTGTACTTCCTATGTCTTGTACAAAAGTTATATTTTTCTTATCTCCTATTTCTTTAATAGTTCCATTCAAATTAACTTTATATGTATTTTTAGCTATCATTTCATTTATAGCTTTTTGAGTTTTTTCTATATCTCTTTCTTTAACAACAAAACCTCTATCTATTTGACCTGTTATAAAGTTAGTTCTCTCCTCTTCTTTTATTATTTTAGGTGCAAATATAACTCTATTATTCCCTAGATTAATAGTATCTAGCCCCTCTGTCATAGCATTAACTACATTTTCTACCCTAGAATTTACAGTTTCTCTTATTGATTTATCATTTTCTAAAACTCCTTTTAGGAAAGTCCTTTGTTGCTCTGGGGTTAAACTAGCTATAGGTTGCCCTACATACTTCTCTTTTAGTCCTCCTTTATCAGCTAAATCATCTGTTATTACACCACCATATTTAGAATACAATTCTAGTATTAGTGTGTCAGTTGCTATTTGAGTTATATCTTTAGTAGCTCTTGTAGCTGCTAAACTTCCATTATTGGCTGCAACTTGTAGTCCAGCTATTTTACCACCTGCAGCTATTGACATTGTCTTTTGTGGTTTTCTACTAACCTGGCCAGACATAAAACTTGTAGGAGTAGCATAATATGGGTCATCTACTCCTTGAAATTCTGTATTATATTCTTTTAAAGTAGAAAAATCAGTTATTTGAACTTTATCAAAATTAGCAAGTATTTTTCTGTTATCAGAACTATATACTTTGTCAAACTCATCTTTAAAGGTAGTATTCATCTGGTATGTTTCCATAAGCATACTTCCACCTATTATATTCTCATCTGTGGTATCATAGAAGTTTTTTACTGCTCCATATCCATAACCATTAGCTAATCTTTCAGCTTCTTGTTGTCTAAAGTTCATTATTCCTTCTCCTGTTAAATTAGGATTTTTATATACTTCTGTGGTATCATTTAAACCTTTTTCTTTCCAAGGTGGGTTATATCCAGCCTCTATTAGTCCATTTATTGTGGTAGGTATATTTGGTATACCCTCCAATCCATGTGCGTAATATGTAGCTTTTACATGTGTGCTTTCTGGAATATACCCATCTGCTGACACTTGGTCTTCTGTTAAAGCAATTTCTAAAGAGTTTGTTTTTTTCTTTTGTTCATACTTTAATCTCTCAACCATAGTATTTTGCTTATTTAATTTTTCTTTATTATTTATTCTTGTAATTCCACTTGTTATAGTAGATTGAAATTTGTTATAGTCATCTACTGTCAAATAAAATTCTCCTGTATCATTTTTAAAGTTAAGTTCTGAAAACTTTTCCATAAATTGAGAAGTATTCCAAGTAGACATATTTTCAAGAACTGATTTACCATTTGGTTGATTTACAAAAGATGATACATAACTTACTATAATATCTTGTCTTTGCTTGCTAGCGAGTTCAATAGCTTTTATCCCATCTATATATCCTGCTTCTATTGCTCTATCTAAATCTTGAGCTACATTGTAAAAACCTTGTACTGCTCCTTGATAATCTCCAAGCATAGCAACTGATGAAAGATTATCTCCTTTCATTCTTATAATTCTGTTAGCTTCATCTTTTTGAATTTTCTCATTATAGTCATTATATTCAACTAAATAATTTACATTTGATTTTTCAAGTTCTCCTGTTACCATAGAACTATATTTTTCTAATATAGAATCATCTATTCCTAATTCTTTTCCATCTTTTTTAAATTGCTCTATATTATCTTTTATTTCACTTTCTAAAGAGTTATAAGAATCAAAATCATGGAATAATTTTTTATTTATTTTTCCCTGGTTATCTCTATCTAATATCATTTTAGACATAGAGGCAGCAAATTGCTGCCCGAATGTTTCTGCTTGTATTAAGTCTTGTTTTTGTTTTTTTTGGAAAAGTTCCTCAAGTTTAGTAGCTGCATTTCTCTCTACTCCAAAATCTGCAGCTATATTTAATTGTGGTACTGCTCTACCACTTGGTCTATTTATTTTTAAAGGTTGTATTAGTGTTCCTGCCATTATTTACCACCCCATAAACTTCCTATCATACTTCCATATCCTCCACCTCGAATACCTTTATTTTTATTTATACTTGTTATTTCGTCCATTTTTTTCATATGTGTGTAGTCCATAAAGGCATTAGCTACACTTAACCCTGCACTCAATCCAAGTTGCTTATAAGTTGCTCCTAAATTATAATTATTTTGAGCTTTAGTTAGTTTAAGTCCTCCTTGTATCTCTGTTAGTGCTTCACTCTGTCCTGTCTTAGCTTCTAGGAATGATTTTTCATGTGCTGTCATTCCTTTGCTAAATAATGTGCTAGCTGTATCTATTCCAGCATTAGCAAAAGCTGCTTTTTGAGATTTCATTCTAGTAGTCATCTCTTCCATAGCTGATGTATAGCTCCTCATAGTATTGGTAGTTTCTTTAGCTGCATTTACTTCTGTTGTTAAATTATTTAATTTTGTTTGATTCTTTGCTCTTCCAGCGTCTGCCACTGAACCGAATAGACTTAGTCCAGTGCTTGCTAATTGCATTATCATTAATGGATTCATATTCTCACACTCCTATTATCCTATTTCTGCAAATATTCCTACTATTTCAATTTTCTCATCATTGAGTTGCTCTATAACTAATTCCTCTTTTCCAATGTTGGCCATGTCTATGTAGTGAATTTTTTCATAAAAATTATCTGTATTTTCTCCAAAGCCTACTGATTTAGTTTGGTTATTTATTTTTAAGTTATAATTTCCATAACACAAAATCTTACAATTTTTAAATCTTGCTTTCATTAAAAATTCTGGAATTGGCATTTGGTAGTTTTGCGACATAGTTGTTTTTGGTAGTTTTAACTTTAAAGGTTCTACCTCTGTACTTGAATAAGTGTATATATCTATATTTTCATTATTAGCATTGAAGATATAGAGTTTATCATCTATATTAAGATATTCATTTATTCCAGGCAATTTAGGTACTCTAGTCCAACATAATATATTTTCCGAATAATTATAACTTAATGCTCTTCCACCACTTACTGTATCTACTCCTATAATGTTGTTTTTACCAATTTTATGAAAGTAAATATCATTGATGTTATCCATTAAGTGTCCAGAATATAGTGTTACTTCCTGCACTACATAAGCACTATCTGCCCCTACGTCTTGTATTTGATAGATTCTATTGGAACTGTCAACATAGTATATTGCGTCGTCTGCCTCTGTCCAATACCCAAGCCCTTTAGGTCTTGGTAGTTTTTGGTCGTACAGTGCTGATGTTTCAGTAGTTAGTCCCTCATTTAATTGTGTGGAATAAATTCCTCTATCTGTTATTACTATCAAGGATTTATAAGCTATAAACTCTTTAACAGTATTAACTTCATTACCAGTAACAAAGGTAGTAAATCCATCATTATCATCTGTTGATTGTCTGAAATTAGTAGAATCATAAACTCTACTTGATACTATCGCTGATGGGTTACCTGCAACATTCCCAAATATAACTCTTCCTTTATACTCTGCCACTACTGCTGGATATCCTCCATTGAATAGGGATTCAGAGAAAGTTATATCAAGGATATTTATTTTTCTTTCAGCTTCTGGAGTTGATGAGGTAGGAATATCTATTCCAGTTGCTGGTGCTGTAACTTGTGTAGTAGTTATCTTTTGTTTTCCATCTCTATTCTCTATTTTATTGATTCTAAATTCTCCAGCCATATAGGAAATAGTTCCCTCTTTTAATTTGTCCAGGAATGTAGGTTTAAATACAGGACTTGAGATAGTAGATTCAAAGACAACACTTGCTCCAGATTGATACCATTGAAATACTTGTTTTTCTTCATCTGTATATTGATATTGAGTTTCCACTCTTTTTACTGGAGGATTTACTATATTTTCCCAATACTCTACTACATCAAACTCTTGACTATCTTCTGTAACTCTTATCATCTCTGGTTTTTTATTAGCTACACAAGTTATAACACTATTTTGGAATTGTGCTATACTTAGATTCTCAATCTCTTCATCTGTGTAATTTACTTCTATTTCCTTTATAACTTCAAAGTTATCTTCTCTTAATATAATTACTTTTAATTCGTTAAATAAAAAAAGATACCCACTAAGCGAGGTATCTTTCTTTTGAATTTTATATTTAAAAATCTTGAAAGCATTTATAATAGTTTTAGTTGTAACTGCTTGAATAGTAGCAACTTTTTTTAATGCTGGGAAATTAGTTATTCCTGCTGAAGAGGTTATAAGTCCATTTTCTAAATAGGCTAATCCTCTGTTTGGTATATCTGTATCTACCCTAAAACATAGTGGTGGGTCTATCTCCCCTAAAGAGAACCTCCCCTTTTTTTCATAATATTTCATTGTTGCCTCCTATCTTAAATCCTCTATATTAATTATTGGAGGATTGTCATGTATAAATTTATTTTGCTCTGCTAAGAAAAGTTCATACAATCTACTTAATTCTCCAGCTTTAGAAAGTGGAGCTGCCATCATAATGGCTAAAGATATACTAGCAAGTCTTGTATATTTCTCCTCTATTTCTTCTGGGTCTATCTTTTTCAAGTATTTAAATAAAAAATTATTTTTTGAACTGATTAATTTATCCCTATAAGCCTCTACACCACTTGTTAGTGATTTTATATACCCATCTGGTTTTAAGTAAATTATCTTCCCAGGCATATTTTGTACATCAGCTTTTCTTAGTACCACTTTATCTATATTAATTCCATAATTTTCATTTTGTAACATATCATTTATCATCATCATATAATAATTATTTCCTGTCTTATAAGCTGATGCCGTTTCCTGGTCTGCCTCATCATAAGGAAAGCCAAGCTCTAGCATAGCTGCTCTAATCACTTCGTGCTTTTTCAATATTAATACCTCCATCTATAAGTTTTTCTATGACAGATAATTGTTCAAGAGTAGTCGCTGCTTCAATCCCTACTCTTCCAACAACTAAAAAGAAAGTTCTAGTTTTAATATATTTCTTTTTTAATAGATACCTCATTAATTTATAAAACATTAAAAATAATTTATTTCTCATTTTGTGCCTCCTCTAGTATAATATTTTTCTTATACTTGTAATATGTATTCTTAGTTATTCCTAGCAGTGTAAAGACTTCTATATCTTTAAGATTTCCTCCAAAATCTTTAGCTAGTTTTTTTATTTTCTCTCTCATCTCCTTTTCTTTCTTGGTAGTATAAGTATCTCCTTGTTTTCTACCTAATACAGTTCCTTTAGCTTTGGTAACTCTTAGTCCCTCTTTTGTTCTTTCTCTAAGGTCTAATACTTCCTTTTCAGCCTGGTCAAATGCTATTTTAATTTGTTCTTGAGCTAATATCTTCAATACTTCATTGGTTGCGTCTATGTATATATCAGCTATTTTATTTCCTGTTGAATCTATTTTATTCTCTAAAGCTTTTTTATAAAGGGCTGTATTGATATATCCCTCTTTTAAAAATATAAGTTCAATATCTCTTTCTACAAAATTAAAATATTCTTTTATTCCCTCTTCTGCATTTCTACTCATTCTACTAACAGAATCAAATATAATTGTATCTCCGGGTTTAACCATTTTTTTTAGCTTACTCCATTCTTTTCTATCTGTTGTAGTTCCTGTATATGCTTCTTGAAATACTTTAGCAGTTGGATATATCTTTATGATATTTTCCACCTGTCTTAAAATATTTTGTTTTTTTGTAGATACTCTGCAATAACCATATATCATCTTTTATCTCTCCTTTTAGTATTTATTCTGTCGTTCGTTTCACTTAATACCATAATTATACTATTTTTAGAGATAAAAAACAATGTACTTTTAATACTTTTTTTAATAGGTTTGTTTTGATACTTTTTTGTGTTTTCTACTTTTTATATTAGTAGTTAAAACTACAAGTAAAAATTGTTTAGGTACAAAGTCACAATCTTTGTATTTTTTACACCTACAATATCTAACTTTACTTATAACACTTACTATTTTTTTACCTCTTGGTAAAACTTTATATTTTACTTTGCTATGGTGCTTAGGTTTTTTCTTTTTGTTCCAGGTTTTCATTTTACCACGGCCAATCTGAAAATACACTTTCTAGGCAAATTGATTCTCCATCTGTGCTTTCCATACCTATTATATTTGTAAACCAAAAGTTAATTTCTTCAAATCCGTTTGCCACTTTTTTTAAATGTTCTTTAGGAATAATTATTCCTGTTTTAATTTTATCAGAACCATTACCACATAAAGCTCCCCCAATTCTAGTAAACTCTTCTAAAGAAGTTAGAATTATAAATTCATTATCTAAATTTTTTCTTATAAAGTTAGCAACATTTCTACCAGTAAATCCAATAACTTCATCAGAATATAATTTTTCAAATATTCCTTTCATCATATGAATTAATGCACTTGTATTAATAAATGAATATACACAAGTTTCTCCAGTAGGTTTAATTAGTAATTTTATGTCTATACTATGTTCAACTGCTATTACTTCTTTGATTATCTTTTTAGTTATGCCAAGTATATTCTTTTCATCAACTTCTTTTTTCTTTTTTTCTATTCCTAATATATCAATTATTTTAACTCTTTCATCTTCATAACCTTTTAAATTTAAAATATCTTCCAATGATTCTATTTTTATTTTTTTTAGGGTTTTAAAAGGAGTGGCACAAATACCATAAGGTGGCATATTTCTATAATTCATCATTTTTTTCATCTCCCATTCCATAAAATCTTACCTTTGTTTCTCCTTTTGGTACTGGTGTAGTCAATCCTTCATAATATCTTCTGTTTTTTTCTAAGTTTTTAGCTATCAACTCATCACACCTTTCAGAAATTTTTTTAGCTCTTTCTATCTCTTTTATTTTCTTTTCAATAATAGGTGCAACTCCCCAAGGACACTCAATAGGTTCTTTATCTATTCTTTTAAGTAATTTTTTTAATATATCAAGATACTCTTTAGATGGTTTTTCAACACTATCAATTCTCATTATATAGTTGTTCAAATGGAATAACTCTTCTATAACCTCTTGTTCTGTTAAGAAAAACTTTTCATAATACCTTCCCAAAACTCTTGCTGGTTCTATGTATGTTTTTTCAGTTATTAAAACTAATGTTAAGTCATATTTCAATCCACAAGCATATATTTTTTTAACTGTTCTTACACCTAAAAATTCTCCTAATATATAAGTAGTAACCTCTTCTCCAAAATCATTAACGTCTTTTTGAATTGGTATTTTTGGTAAATCAAACGCTTCAAACATTGCCACTGCTATCTTTAAATCATCTTCTAAAAAACTCATATTATTCACTCCTTAGTCCATTTCACAACCTATTGTTATGGGCCTACCACAATAAGGGCAAATTACGTTTTCATTGTCAGAATATAATTCTTTCCACCTTTTACTATATCTTTTAACTTTTTCTTGTTCTCCACAACATCTAGCATAAAAAATATATTTATTGTCGTCCAAGTCTATCCCTATATTAAACCATTTACAATATTTACTTTCCATTTATCCCCCTTTTATACCTCAAGGTATAATTTTAACTCTTGAGTGTTTATCTGCTTCTTTCCAAAATCTTTGTAATTTTCTTTTTTGCAATATAGAACTTATAGTTCTACCTAATTTTAAACTAATATCTTTTAAATCGTTTCTATAATCTAGTGCATACTCTAAGTCTTTACTTGTCCAAGGTTTGTTATGATTAAAATGATATTTAGGGTTGTAATTAATTAAATCTTTATTTTTTACTTTTTCCAACTCTACCCCCTTATCTTTTGTAATACATCAATTACTATTACTGCTACTACTAACATTAATATAATTTTAGGTCTTGTCATTTCATCTCCTTGTTTTTGACTTTGATTCTTTTTATATTTCTATCCATTTTTCTTTTATATTCTTCTTCTAACTCTTCATCATTAAAGTTATAAATTTCTTTTAAAAGTTGGAGGCAGATATAAACGTCTGCCATCTCTTCTTTTATCTCTTCTCTCCTATCAAAACCTCTTAAATCCTTACAGATTTCTTTTTGCAACTCTGATAATTCCTCTACTGCTATCATTTTGTTGACGTCAACACTTTGGTTTTCTAATAAGAGTTTTATATCTGGATTTTCTATTAAAATATTTTTATTTAATTTCTTGTTTTCTAATTCTATTTCTTTTTTGGCAGCAAATCCAATATGAGAACTTTTTTTATTTTTCCATAAAAAATTAAATTTTTGTAACTTGAAAAATGTTTCTTCTTTTTCAATAAACCATTTATCAAAAATTAAAGTATATCTTCCAATTCTTATAACAGTTTGTTGAAAATATGGTATATCATCAATTGAAAAATTTTCTGTATAATGTTCAAGAAGATATTTAAAAGCTTTTTCATTTTTTAATACAAAATCCATGTGATTTATTTTTGTTTCTTTCTCAAAATCTTTTCTTATTTCCTCTTCCATTTCCTCTTTAGTTTTTTTACTATCTATAGACAAATCCAATATTGAACCTGGAATAATATTAAAGCCTCTAAGCATTTTTACCCCTCCTAGAAAGGAAACTCTCCATCATCTTCTATTATTTTTCCATATTTTTGACTGTATTTTCTCCAAGTAATTGGTTCTTCTATGGTGTCCTTTATCTCTTTAGCTGTTCTCTTACTCTTAATTTCCACAAACGATTGAACTCTTCTTTCTGTTCTTCCATCTACATTATGTTTACACTCAACTATAATACCTATTCCTTTTCCCTCAAGTTCTTCTATAACAAACTTTTCTCCTCTAACTACTGGACTTAATTCTGGTTTATTCTTAGTTAAATACATAAGATGTGCTATGTGTCTTAAATTAAATGCTATATCTTTTCCATCTTTAGCCTTAAAGAAAAGGCTTAAAGGTAATATATCTTCATTTACCTTTATTGTAAGATTTAATGCTACTGCCTTGCTATCTCCTGCCTCAAATAATTCTGCTTTTGTTATAACTCCTGTATAACAACCACTCTCTTCAATTATTACGCTATCTGCCTGTTCATTTAAATATTTTTCATCTAATGTCATATTATGCCTCCTGTTCCCATTTATCTTTTTGAAATTTTTTATTAAATATTTTAGGTGGATTTACAAACCACTCTACACTGTCAAAGCCTGTATAGATATAGTTGTTAGGTTCTACTTTCTCATAATCTATCATTATACAGTCCTCAACTTTTCTAACTTGATGGTCTGATAATACCTCTGCTACTTCCTTATGGTTTTTACCATTAAAAAATACTGCTTTTACTCTGAAATTACTTTCAATATTTCTATATATCATTCCACTCATTATTTCTTTTCTCCTTTTTTCTCTTTATCAAATGGTAACTGCTCTTTTTTTATAGCTTCCTCTATCTCTTCTGGACTTAGTCCTGCTTCAAATTTTTCAAGGAATTTATCATAATCTACATTTTTGTATTTTCCTTGAGATTTTTCACTATCGAAATATACTTGTAATGCTTGTTTCTTAGATAGTTTTATAGATATTTCTAAATCTCCATCTTTGTATTTTAAGATAACATTAGCATTACTTACTTGATGTCCAGAAGGAACTAACTTAGTTGTAGGTTTATATTTTTTTCTAAATGATGTATCTACAACCTCCATAACTTTAATATCTACCATTCTTCATCAACTCCTTTTAAAGCTCTTCTAGCTTTTTCTGTTTTATTTTTCTTTATCTTTTTTAATAAGTTTTCAATACTAATTTCTTTCCAGCCCTCTGCTCCTCTTTCTAGTATTTTTATAGGATTTTTAGCTTTAGGTTTCATTCTAAAAAAATATCTAGCTGCCTCATACATAGTTATGAACGATTCCTTAAATTCCATTCTTTTATACTCTTCTCCATTTATAACTACTATTTCTTTGATTGATTCTACTATGTAGTTATAGCTTTCTAAATTTATCATTGTTACCCCCTTTTTGCTTATAATCTAATTAAAACATTCAAGTCTTTAAATGCTTTAACTAGAGCATAAGCTCTAGCTTTGTGTGTGTTGTAAGTTATTTTAAGAAAGTTATTTTTCTGTTTTTTCCATCTTCTTCTTATCAACATATATTCTTTCTAGTAATACGCAATAATATCCAATCATACGGTCTTTTTGAATAGCTAGCAATTGTCTTTGATATTCATCAGTATATTTTTTCTCTTCCATTTCTTTTGATAAGAAAACTTCAAGTTTTTTTATTTTTTCTTCTAGTTCTTGTGCTTCTTCTTCCATTCTCTCTATATGATTTTTTGGTTTTGCATTTTCACAAGGTTCTAGTTTTTCCATAGCTTCCAACTCTTCAATCTCTTTTTTTAAATCAATCCATTCTTGGCAACCTCTTAAATAGCCAGCTTCACATTCAAAATTATATTTTTCTATTTTATTAATAAGTTCTTTCATTCTTTCACGTTTTCCAACCATTCCTACTACCTCCTACCAATTCCTACCTATTTATCTATCCATTCTTTTTCTATCCAAGTAGGAACTTCTTTACCTTTTTTATATCCTAAAAAATATCCTATTATTCCAGCTACCACCAATGATATTATCAATGTTATTACTGCCATTTTTTATCCTTTTATCTTATAATCTCTTTTACATTTTCTATATCCCCATACAAAACCACCAGCTACTGCAATGGCTGCTCCAAATAATTCAATTATTAATCTTGACATATTATCTCCTCCTTATAAAAAATAGAGGGAAAATGCAGTATCCCTCTATTCAGTTGTAATGGTTAAATTAAATTGTTGCTTCCTTTTTTTTACGTCCTCTTTTAACTGTTGTTGTCGCTGCTAATAATGTTGGTTTATCTGTTCATTGCGCTGGAATATCTCTCTTGTATTTAAATATTAATATTCCCTCTGGGTCTAATAATTCTGTTGCGTTTGAAATTTCAACGTCTAAATACCAAGCTTTTTTCCAAGAAACGTGTTCTATTATTGGGTTTACACTAGCTTTTTTATCATCTAGTCCTATACATTGTTCAACCATCATAATAATATAACCTGTTGTTTCTGAACCTGTTGGATAGAATACTTCATCAAATGTAAATAACTCTTCAACATTAGCTCCTAATAAAATGTCTATTGTTTCTCCTGTTTGATTAGGAGTGCTTCCGTTTATAGTTACCCAATCTTTATTTGTAAACTTTTCTTCATCATCTAGCTCAACACTTGCATCTTCTCCGATAATCATACATCTTAAACGCTTACCATTTTTAGAAAGTTTCTTTAATTTCTTTGCTGCTCTTCTAAACTCTTTTAAGTTATATGGGTCAGAGAAAAGTTTTGTTTCATCTCCAAATTTATTAGCTTCTGGAATTGTTAAATCTGTTTCTACTCCAGCACTATTTTTTACAGTTCTTTTTCCTTCGGTTGCAATTTTATATAATAGTTGAGATATTCTTTTATCTTTACCATTATAAATTGCGTCTACTTGCATTTCTTGAATAGCAGATTCTTCATTTAATTGAGATTTGTCAAACTCTGTATTCTCTATCCATAAAGGAACTTCCATACCTGTTGGTATTACCATTACAGATTTAATAAGTTTTCCTGCAGTAACTCCTTTTACATCATCAAAATTTTTGTTTGTTTGATTTTCAGTGCTAACTCTATCACGAGCCGTTAATCTTCCTCCAACATAGAATAAAGAATAAGCAGCATTAGTAGATACAGATTTAGCAAAATATCTTTCTACTGATGGTTTTGCGTCTGGTTTTCCTACTGCTCTTATAACATTGTTGACATATTTTGCTTGTTCTCCCTCTGTTAAATTTACGTTAGGTGTTCCAGCAAATAGTTGGATATTAAATCCTGTGCTTCCTAGTAAAGTTTTTTCATTTCTCAAGTATTCCTCCTTAAAAATCTTAGTTTATAAAATCCCAAAAGTATGGGTCTGTTTCTTTTTTGCTTCTTGCATAAGTTTTCAATGAATCCATTAATCTATTATCATTTGTGTCTTTAGCTTTATTGTAAGCCTCTATAAATTCCTCTCTAGTATACATTTGTCCTGTTGGTGCTCCAACTCCTACTACACTTCCTGTACTTCCTGCTTTCATTTCCATGTATTCCTTTAGGATTTGAGCTCCTATTGCATTTTCTGCCATAGCTCTATATACTATCTGTCTATCTGTGTCTTTCTCTGCTCCTATGAAGTTATTTATTGCTTCCATACTTGCATTAAGTTCTGGAGTGAAAGCTGCTTTTTGTTCTGCTAGATAAGCTTTTCTATCATCTAGTCTTGATTTAATGTACTCTGGAGTGTAACCTTTTTCTTGAGCCTCTGTGATATATGGTGCTATATCTCCAATCTCTTGGTAATCTTCTGCCTTTATTCCTTCCCAAGTTAATGGCTCTACTTTAGGTTCTGCCCCTGCCCTATTATCTCCACCTGGTTGTGGTGGTTCTCCTCCAGCTCCTGTATTTATTGTTGGCTCTGGATTTGGTGTAGGTTCTCCTCCTGTATCTCCTCCCTCTGTTCCTCCAAATAATTGGATATTAAATTTAAATCTTTCTTTATCAGTCATTTTCTTCTTTTACCTCCTTCGTAAATATCTCCATGTATAAACTGTTTACTCCAGTTATTTCCTTCACTTTTCCTACTGTATCAACTCCTTTGTCGTTCATGATAGAAACTCTATTGAGTTCGAGCATTAAGTATAGTTCGATTAGTCTTTTTAAAGCTCTATCATCTCTGTATCTTCTTTTTAACTCTTCGTACTCTTTTCTCTCTTCTGTCATTGTCCTATCATTCCCCCTTGTTGTTGTGCAGCTATCATAACGTTCATTTCCTCAACTTGCTTTTCTGTTTCCTCTCCAGATTTCCACTCTTTGTTATTGATTCTAAACCTTTTTTGTTGAGCATTTATGTATTCTGCTTGGTTCATATTAGCTGCTGCAACTTCAGGTCCTAGAGTGCTTGCTATATTTTGAAAATACAACATATTTCTTTCAAGGTCGTCTTGGTCTTGTGCTATTGTTAGTGCATTGTAGAATCTTATCTTTAATCTTGGGTTTTCCTGTAAAGCTTTAATTTTAGATATATCTATAATGCTAATCTTTTGTAGACATTGGAAAACTTTTATAACTATCTCTCTTAAAAGTTCCCTTTGCATTAGTGCATAGGTTGGCTCTATTTGCTTAGCGAACTCTGTTGTTACTAGCTGTGTTGTTGTAGCAGTAACATTCTTTAGCTGGTCTAAGTTTTGAGCCGTTTCAAATATGTTGATATAGAATATATCTCTCAAAAGTTCTTTGTACATATCAAGATTAAAGAACTCCATGTTAGCATTCTCTCCCCTGTTGAAAGGTATTATCTGATTTTGATTTGGCGACATTCCCATCATAGATATAGCTCCTGGCTCATCTATTCTTGAGTTCTGAATATATTTAGCCTCTCCATACCCCAGATAACTTGGTCTAGCTTGTTTCTTAGCAATACGTCTGATGTTAGCTTTAACTTCTTTTAGCCCCTCAATCTCCATTATCGCTTTAACACAAGGTCCTATACCATATGGACTATCTCCAATACTTTCATATCTTGCAACTATCCACGGATTGTAAGTGTCTATCCTATAATCTAAAACGTCTGCAAACTCATTTGAAGTAGATACTACATAGTGAAACTTTTTAGTTTCTTGGTCGTATATTGTGCCTTCCCACAACTCTATCTCATCATCTTGTGACATTCTTTGAACCTTTTCAGAGTTATAAGCATTTTCTCCAAAAAGATTAAGAATCTGATGTTTTCTCACTTTACCTGCATTGTAGAATGTATCTCCAGGTTGTTTACCTCTTCTTTTAGTAAGATAAACATTTATATTGGGTACTGGTTGAAATTCCACAGGATTTGCAATTTTACCAGTAAATCTAACTTTAAAAACTGCCGTTCCTATTAGATAGTCCATAAGAATTACAGCTTTCTCTGTTTCAAAGTTAGAATTTTCTTGAATCTCATCAAATACCATTTCCGTTATGTGTCTAAAGATAATCTTGTCATCTCTTGATATATCTTCAAACCTTGGTGTTTCTATCCAAGCCCAGATATGATTACTATTAAGTATCATAGCTGATAACTTGTTAGCTAACTTAGTAGCATATGCTAGTCCTGTACTGTCTACACCATTTAAATTAATTTCTCTTGGTAGAAAATGTGCTCTAGCTTTCAAATACCAAGCTAGTATTACATTTCTTTCCTGTTGTGCCTCCTGGAATCTACTACGAAATAGATTTTTAATTCTATCTTCCATAGTATCTCCTTATCCTATTGTCTGGGTACTACTCTTCTTAAGTAGTCCTAGATTACCTTGTCTTAGGCTCTCCTGGAATTGTATTGCAGTTTTTCTTTGTTTGTCTTTTTCTGCTTGCTGCTTTTTAGTCTCTGCCTCTCTTTGCTTTTTGAGTTCCTCTTCCATTCTTTTTTGCTGCTTTTTAGTACCACTAAAGTCAGTAGCTCCTAAAGTAATGGTATCAACAAGTCCTCCTAATACATTTCCACCACCAAACAATTGGATATTTGGTTTAAATTTTATATTATCTCTCCTCCTTTTCCCATGCTTCTACATCATAGAATTTATCAAGGATTTTTCTTGCTTTTCTAAAAGTCCCAACTTTTCTAAAGTTATATCTTTTAAAAAACTTCATAGCCAGTTTATATGCTGGACTTTCTGGAACTATATTTAATTCTATTTTTTTGTAGAGCTTGTCAAGCATACTACAAAATTTAGCGAAATCATCTAAGAACTCTTTTCTCTCTGTGAGGTTATCTCCTAGAAAAATAAAGTCTAGTGATATTATTTTGTCATGTGGTATGTTATAGATACAGCCCATATAACCTACTATGTGTCCATCATGGATAGATAACATCATCAGTTCATCTAGCCCTTTTATATTTAGGTCATCTAATGAACCTGTGAAAAACTTATATTTTTCAACGTTTGCTTGTTGCTCCTCTTCTAGTATTTCTTTTAGCACTAGAAAAGCTTTATCTTCTCTTGATACTCCATCAAGCATTTACACAACCCCCTCAACTTGTAAGAATTTCTTAGTCTTGTCATCTCTTTGCTCTTGCTTGTCCTCTGTCTTTTCTCCTAGCTCTAATGAAACCTCAATGTTATTATTTCCACCTTGCTTGTCCCAACCTGCCAGAGTTTCTATTCTTTGCGACAGTTGAACTGCTGCTTTAAAATCTACAAATTTACCTGTTTTTTCTAATAGTCCTTTGTCTGTAAGTCTTATAATCTTTGTGTCTTCTAGTCCTGCTGCCTGTTCAAATAGTCCTTGCATTATTGCTAAGTGTCCCATTTTATCTCTTCCAAGCATAAAGTCCACCATTTCCAAGTGTTCCTCTATTTGCTTGTTGATTTTCTTGCTACTCATTAGCTTGTGCATTAGCTTTAGGTCGAATGGGATTCCAGCAGCTTGCATAGCTTTAATTCCGTTTTTACAAACTAGAAATGATGAAATGAACTTCTCTTCTTGCTCTTTGGTTATTCCTGCCATTCAAGTGTTGCCCCCTCTTCTCCTAGTCTTATTTTTATACTAACTTTAGCTATTTTTTTGAGTAGTTTTTCCAATCTTTCAAAGTTCTTGGAGTAGGTCTTTTTGATCTCTCCTAACTTTTCTAACTCTTCCAGCTTTTCAATAACTTTCTTTTTCTGGTATTGAATAGCTCTTTTTTTAATACTCATATTATTTTCAGTCATTACAACATCAAGTAATCTAATATCAAATATTAAATACTCTTTCATCATAAGTCTTTCTGCTAGCCCCTTAGTTCCTGGAACAACTATCTTTTTTAATTCCGTGATGTCATAGTTTAACTCTTTGACTATCTGCTCTGTAAGTATTGCTCCTATTGTTTTTCTAAGTGCTGCAGCTAGATTATCTTTAGTTATTCCACCCAGATGATTTAAGTTGTAGGTCTTGAGGTGCGGAGGTCTTAGTGTCAACTCTCCTCTTAATGCTTGTCTTTTCTTTACTCCCTCTTTTCCCGTATCTTCCATCTCTTTTCTTTTGGAATAGATTTTAAAGTAAGCCTTGCTATCTCTTGGTCTTTTACCTTTTTCTCTAAAGTCTACTCCGTCAAGTTCCAATCTTTTTTTATTGTCTGTATCAAAATACATTCTTGAGGTTGGAAAGATATTTTTATAGGCTCTGTATATCAAATTTAAAACTTGATAATAATTTCTAATGTTCTCAACTTCTAATTGGTTTGAGAGGTCTAGACTTGTTATAACTATATCCTCTTCTCTTACAAGTTCCCCTGTTATGCTTCTAAGTATTAAGATTAATTCTTGATGTACTTGAGCAATAACTTTTTTATTTTTTGCTAGCTTGTAATTGTCATTGTTATCATATCTGGAATAACTAAAAGATATTGTTATAGTTATAGAGTTTCTTTTCTCCTCTACTCCTATAAAGTTTAACCAGCTAAATTTTTTTAGCTGGATATTTTTATATAATATTCTTTTATTTTCTGCTTGTGCCTCTTCTTTCAGTAATAGATTAGCTGACCCGATTATAAAATCAAAGTCAGTTTGTCTAACTGAATAATTTATACTTGCGGTATCTACAATCTAACCCACCCCCTTTTAATTTTCTAAAAGATAGCTTTAAGTTTTAAAACTATCTCTAAGAAAATCAGGTATATTTTATTTTTTTATATGCTGCTCTCTCTATTATAAACGGGAGCATTATATATAATTTTATGTCAAAAAATTTTTTTAAAAACATAGAATTTATGCTAGTTTCAGAAGATTTTTTCTTACTTTTATACCCTCAAAAACGCAATTTTTTTTGCGTTTTTTGGGTAAAAAAATATTTATTAGTATGTTTTAAAATTCTATATCTCTTATTTTTCTTTCATAGAACATCATTAACATATGTTCTTTGACTTCGTTTCTCAAGTCCATTTTGTCTAGCTCTTCTTTAAAATACTTCAATGTCTCAACGAGTTCTTTTGTTTCTTCCATTCCTGCACCTCCTTTCGTTTTCCTGGTGTTAAAATGTTATTTAACTAAATCAGCAACTGAAACATCAAGGGCATTTGCTAGTTCAAATAAAGTTGATGTTGTTATCCCGTCGCCTTTTTCTAATTTTTTTAGTCTATTATGCACATTCTGGGGAGTAGTCCCAGTTTTTCTAGCTAATTCACTAGAATTTATTTTTTTCACTTCCATTTCTTTTAAAATATTTTTATAAATTATTAAATTAAAATATTTAATTC